CTATATAAAAGTATACATTTGCATTTACTTTGTAGACAACTCCCATGCACATGTAGACATCCCATTTCAACAAACCCTTGAAATATCAAGCGAATCCATCACATATAACTATGATGTACCAATTCCTTGGTTCATCATAGTTATATGTGATTAAAGAGCTTTCCTTGAAGTAACGAAACCAATTTTATTTTTCAAATAGTCGTGATCTTGCTTCCATAGTGTTTTATCTTCTAAACCAATTAATTTTATAATCTCTTCATCTGTTTTTCCTTGGTTTCGCATCTCTCGCGTGATCTGTATGACTTCTACTTGACTGACAGTGGCTTTTTCGTATATGTCCATTGTGCTGTATATAGTTGCCCAAAGACCAGAATGCTGAATCATATGGCAATGGTTGCATATCGTTTCTAAGTTATTGAAGTTGTTATTTCTTGGATTACCATCAACATGGTGCACGTGAAGAAACCGTGTATTATCTGTTATATATCCGCAATAACTACAGGTATGGTCATCACGTATTAGCACCGCTTTTCGGGTATTTTTCCATTCGGTCGATTGCATAAACTTTTTGTCATCCTCGGTTCGCCAGGTCACTTCGAAAGACAATACAAGTGGATGTCTCGCTGGCTTTGGTACCTCTCCGGCGTTTTGCTGCCGGGCAGCTTCTAACATTTCCTCCGGTTTTAGAATGCGAGTACGTGGCATAGTTCGATACAACCGCCTTTCCTACTTTTTCTAAATTTTTGTCACCAGACACCTTTCGGCGGTCATCTAGTTGTATGACAGCTACCATGTTTGTATCCATAGTATAAATCTCTTCTGGGAAAGTGAGTATAGTGCTGCTCGGACTGCATTTGGTTCTCTCTGAGAGAGCCTACACAAGGTATCAATTTTGAGCGTTCCTTCTTTCAATCGAAGCAAATTAAATAAGATCCTAAGTATTTTTCTCTCTGTGTCTGGAAGGTAAGGTATCAAGTTCATCCACTCCTACAAGAACGTATGTTCTTAAAGAGTAGCATGCGATATTTCAAGGTTCAAGGCTACTCTTCTTCAACAGCGCCAGATTGGTAGTCCTAGAGCTCTAGTTATAATACAACCTCATTAATAGTTTTAGCAAAAATTTACTTCAGAAATCCACAAAACGCATGGTACAATCTGCTAATATTATTATTTTTTTATAAGGGGAGTTCTTGAAATGAAGATCATGAAGTCTTTTATTTTATTATCGATCCTGGGAGCTGCACTGGTGGGTTGTTCTACAGAATCAGAAAATACTACTCAGCCGGTCACTGAACAAAAAAGCGATGTCACTGAACAACAACCAGCTGACAAACAAGAATCAGCAGAACAATCAAAAGACGAGAAAAAAGTTGAAGCAAAAGAACCTGAGCAAAAAGTTGAGGAACAGGCTCCTGTGAAGGAAGAGGAATCCAAAGAGGAAACAAAGCAAATAGATTGGCAAGCGCAGTTAAAGGATATAGCCAAGTCTGAAGGAACACCAACCGAGAAAGCCACTAACATAGAGCTTTTAGCGAGGCAGTATGCGAAGACTGTCGCCGCTGATGAAGTGTCTGAGTTCGCGAACTACATTGTCAGCGAATATAAGGATAAGAACTATTTGCATGACATCAATGATTCTACATATATGCTAACGAACATCTTTAAATCGGTTGTTGTTGAAAAGTATTATGACGACGAGGCTTTACAACCTATCGATAAGTTCGCATTTGATTTCTATCAGAACACTAAGTACACCTACCGCGGGGCTGATGCAGTTGACAGCGATTCTGTTAAATCAAACGAGAATCAAATGGATAAAGCCTTGAAAGAAATCGGTTAATAGAGATATAGTGGAGCCATCGTCTTATGACAATGGCTCCACCTTTTTTTAATACAGACCTAAACGATGCATAATCGTAATAAAGCGATAAAAGGTATAGCTGCCGCTCTTTGGCGTGTCAATCAACTTAGACTTTACTGCTGCAGCTACTGCATCAGTTGCCCATGAAGGACATGCCATATTCTCTCTCTCTTCCAGCTCTCTAATACGAGCTTCTTGTGCCTCACATTTCGAAGCAAGTGTGCTTACCTTCTCCATTAGTTCTGCATATTGTACTGCTGTCATTTCGTCTACCTCCCGATGAAAAATCCAATATTGATTTGCCTCCATTTTGAAGACAGCTTCCTTGGAGCTTACCTTACCATCATTGCGAATCCCTTGATCGATGAGCCCATCCGCTCCGTATTTTCGGTTGTCCATATTTGGATCGTGTACATCGATCCATGCGATACCGTTCTTAATATTGCAACCGACAAGCAAAATGAAGTGTCCTGCACCGGTGAAGTGACCCTTTCCCATCGATGCCACGACTAGATTCCCATTCATAAGCTCAGACTTCACAAGATCAATGCTTCCAGTTTGAGTGACCGCCACCCCGAATTGCTTCGCAATGTTGGCGAAGAACCCCCATGCCGTACCCCTGTCATAGGTTCGATAACCTTTAGAAACAGCGTACGCTGCCGCTTCTGTCGGCAATATCAAATGTCCAAGTGAACTCAGTGCCATAGCAGCAGATGTCGGACCGCATCCGGACGTGCCAATCGTCTGGTTCTTGTCTCCATGCGACGAATACATGATGTTACGCCAACGTAGATCTTCTTGGCTGTAATAAACCAGATTAGCCATTCCCGTTCTCTCCTTTCCCTGTACCTGGTGGCATTAGTGCCTTCTGATGCATCTGGCCGGCAGCTGCAGCAACCAGGAATGCATTGGCGAACGACAACGCATATAGCCTCCAATCGTTCGCTGTTGCTCCCGTAGCAAGCTGTGCGAGTGTTAGGATCGCCCAAGCAACAAAGACCGCCAGCACATCCGTTGGCAGCCATGTCGCAAAGCGATCGACTAGCGTCTTGCAATATGCAATAACAAAGTAGGTCAGTAAAGAAGCTCCCCCCATTGCGGAGAGAGCTTCCCAATTAAATAGCTGTCCGGTTTCCATTAGTGCTCATCCTCCAATTTATCAATCCGCTTGTGTGCTTGCTTCCCAGACTCCTCAAGTCTGGTTACACGCTCAGCAAGCATGTCATACCTCTGTACCTGCGCCCGTTGCTCTAGCTTGATGTCTTCGATCCCGCGCTTGATATAATCCATGTCTGCCCTCAATACCGCATCCTTGCCAGCGTCCTGCGCCGTGTCTTGATGAAGTGAACGTGAACGCCCCGACCAGCCCAAGAGAATTCCGCTGAGTGCCGCAACAGCCGAAATACAAACGGCCACGACTGATGTATTCAAGCTCCCACCCCCATAAAATAAGCCCCGTCATCGTAATGGGGCCTTAACCATTCTGTTCCTCTCCAGCCTACGGAAGCAGATCCCGTCTGCCCTGCTCAATTAAGTAGGCATCAATACCCGCCTTCAGATCGGGACGACGACCAATTACAAATTCGTACGTATATGCACCGTCAATAATGCGATGCGCCATGTATGCTGCCATTAGATCATACCTCCTAAAATCAGATCATCGAGCGCTGACTGCATCAGGTCTTGTTTCTGCTGCGCGGCTGCTAACTCAAGTTCCAAACGAGCGATCTTCTGAGCAGAGGATTCAGGCTGAACGGTTCCGACAACGCGGAACCCGCCATCTTCATCCTGTTCTATGTCTCGATCTTCGAGAACCGCCCCAACTGGTAAAGGGTTATTCACGACTTCTTCATACTCAGCCTCGCTCACCAAGTTTCCATCTTCATCAAATTGTGGTGGCGTCTTCTCTACCGTTTGAATCTGATAGTCCCATGGCCCGATATTAATGACTTGTCCATCCAATATCACACAAGGTTTAATCATGTCTATACCGCCCTCCATCCTGTATTACCTGTGCCACTCTCCTTGATGTAAAGCGAGGTGCTTGCACCGCCATCTGTGCGTTGATAAATAGAGCCTACAGGTGCCGATACAACGCCAACTGGACTGCCGGAGCCAAGGTAGATCAGCGCGTTACCCGCATGGTAGACTTTATTGCCGCGATACGTAAATCCGTTATCCAGCGGAGAACCGGCTTCTACCGCAATCGAGGTGCCAGGCAGCGTATAATCGTACAAGGCAAATCGGTTATTAAGCGAGCTGTGCCCGAGGATAAACATGTCTATTCCAGCTGCATTCTTCATCCGTATACCGGTGGTCCCTGCAATATCAGCAGTTGGTTGAATCACCACGGAAGGATTGGCGTTTTTAATCGTTGGATTACCCGACATTTCGCCGCCTGCCTTTGGTAATGCGGCTGCTGCCACGTCATACGCCGATTTCACCGCGCTAGCAGTAGCGGCCAGCGATGTCGACGTACTGCTCGTTGATGTGGATAGCTGAACAGCACCTTTCGCCGAAGTCGTTCCGTCTGGAAGTTGAGCAGCTGCGACTTTGGAGTTGGCGTCCAGGCCAGCGTAACCGTTCGCCCCATTTCGTGTGCCTAGGTCAGCCACTAACACATACTCGCTGCCATGCTTGCCATCCAGCAAGTCAGCGTCTTGCCCGCTGCCTGCGCCGTCATTACCAGCATGCCAAACGGTATTGCCAATGTACTTGAAGTCGTTGGCGCCAGATGCAGGCGCGATTTCCAAAGCGGAACGACCATTCACTACGTCATATACACGCCAAGCATTAGTTGATGGGACGTGCCCCGTGATCCACTTTAAAATTCCATCCGCATCTAAGTTTTTCAGACCAATCGTCTGCGTCGATGTACTGGCTGAAGGTTTCGTGATAAAACCAGCCGTATTATTGGTAATCGTAATGCTGTCGGTTCCGTCCGTAAAGGCCATCTGCTTCCAGCCTCTCCAAGTCACACCGTCGAGGCAGTAGTTAGAGAAGACTCTGTTCGTTGTGTCTACTGCGTAAATGAACCCATACGGGCCGCCACCTTGCATAAATGAGATAGCGCGAATCGAGCTAGCGCTAGGCGTGTTTTGCACACTGCCCGTCGCATAAATTGTCTTGACGCCATTCCCTGCTGCAATAACAGCTGCTAGTAAGTCGTCTGTACTTGCCGTAAGGTCGATTATATTTCTTCCGGTATCTGTTGTAATTTTGCTCATTTGAGCAGCGGACTTTATTGCTGCCGTTTGAGCATCTGTGTAAGTCTTCGCGTCTGTAACTGCAGCTGTCTTCGTACTCGCTGTCTGCGTATCCGTGTAAGTCTTAGCGTCCGTTAGTGCCTGCGTCGCTTTCGCCTGTGAGCCAATTGTATTCTCAATCGAGATAAAAGGCTGCCAGTCTGCATTGGCGTCACGTTTGCAGCGGTACCATATTTGTTCCTGGCTCGTATCTGTTGTACTGGAGCTGCTGTGCATCCGATAAAAGTGTTGGAACCCCGTCTGCACCTTATCGATCGGATTGTACGTGACCACTACGCCAAATATAGCGTTACCCGTAAGTTCCGTTCCCCAAGATGCGCCGTTTCCGGCCGACGTGGAAATAAACATGATTGACGTACCCTTCGGATAGGCATCCGGCAGATCCGTCACGGCCTTAGCGTTCACTGACAGCATCGTTGACGATTCTAACAGGTACTGACCGAATGGGTCTGCTTCGGATTTCAGACTGGCGATTGCCGCATTAATCTTTGTCTGTGAACCGGTAGTTGTCTCCCTAGCATTCCAATCAGCACGCTCGGCTGCAGTAATATGTTTGACTATGTCAGCAAGATGGCTATCGAAGTCCGCTGCATCAGTAATTTGTTTCCAACGTACGGACGTGTCACTTGAACTGTAGATGCCCCAGTACGCTCGGTTTGCAGTGTCGATCCAAAGGAGATGGCCAATACTGGCTTGCGCAATCTGCCAGCCGCGGCCAGAGCTCGAAGATGGCATGCCAATCACACCAGGATTCGTATAGAACGTACAAGTGCGATAAGGGTTGATCTTTACAAGGAAATCTTCACCTGCAGCAATATTCACAACATGGGAGCCCGTATCCGAGGTGAAGGGCCACTTCTGCTTCCAACTCGCATCTACATAAGCTTTAGCATTAGTTTCTGCCGCTGACGCTTTCGATTGGGAACCGGTAGTTGTCTCCTTCGCATTCCAATCCGTACGCTCAGCAGCAGTAATATGTTTGACTGAATCCAGGGTGTGAGCTGTCAGTGATGACTGGACAGTGTCTACTTCTGCCTTTCTAGCAATATCAGCTGCGTCGACCGGCGCTGCCACCTGTGCACGCCCATTTGCGTCACGCTGTACAATGGCTGAAGCCGTAGCCGCTGAAGTTGATCCATGTGCTGAGCCGCTGATTATATGCGCATATACTGCCTTTAATGTAACTGCCGGAGCCATCCACCATGCTGACTCGCCCGAAAACTGTTTAATGATGTTGGCAAGTTTGCTCCACAGACGAGTTGGTGTATCGGCTCCCGAAGCAGCTGTTACTGTGTCATCGATCGTACGATTTCCGATCACTGTATCCGTAGCAGCTCCATTTGCTAACTGCCCGCTGCCAACCGCCTTATCCGCGATTTGTGCTTGTCCAACGGCCTTATCACCAATTTTCGCTTGTGTCACTGCTTTTGCAGCTAGTTTGGCCGTCGTTACTGATCCATCCGGATGATCAAGCACGGCACTTTGCATATGACTCTCGAATTCCACTCGACCAGCAAAAATCAGCGATTGGTCAATCACCGCCGACACATTGGACGAGCTGCTGAAGATGACGATGACATCAATGTATTTCTGAACGATATCCGGTCCTCCGCCAGCTGGAATATACTCCGCGCCAGCTCCTGCATTCGCGTATGCGTACAGGACCTCGCCTTCATCGGGATCGTTTGCAAATACGCCAAGCTCTCGGAAATAAAAGCCAACCGTGATATCTGTGTTCGTAAGGAACGAACCGATCGTGATCTTCCCATCGGATTGAGGCTTTATTTTATTAATCGTGAGCGATTTTTTTAAGCTGATTAGATTCGTCATCGCCACCATCTGTTGGCCGGATAAGGAGCCATCCCCGATCGCAAGCCGTGTGAATGCGATCTGAGCGCCAGCCTGCACTTTTGCAAGCAATGCACGGCCTTTATTCGTTACAATAAAACCGCCAAAAGCTGCCATTATGTCACCTGCTTCACTGTAATAAAGTCGCCGATATATATCGCGCCGCCAACATAAATGTCCACTTGTCCGCCGCTTGTAATCTCAATTGCCTCCAGCCAGCTTCGCGCATTTTTGACTGAATTGATGGCGGCAATAAATTCCGCCGCCTTGCTGGAATTGGCAGACGGATCGCTCGTCGTCACTTTGAAATAACCAGGCTGGCCTCCGTATTCGAACCATTCCAGCACTTGTCCGCTGCCGAATATGGTATTAATCAGCTCTTCGACCGCTGCCGGTGTTCCTTTACGTCTGTGCCATCCGAAACTGCTCTTGATCAATTGCCTGCGCTGGTCAAGCGGAAGCGTTGGATCGTAAAAGTCCACATGATATTGCCATGCCAATTCATCTGTTTCTTCTGATGATAAGGAATCCAATCGATTGACATAGCAAATGCGAGCGATTTCCGCCGTTACCGCCTGCAATTGTGTATCAATCGCTTGCGCTGCAGCATGAACTGCAGCATCCTCTCTCAAGCTGCTTGGCAGCAAATCAAGCAATGAAACGGACGAGAGATCAGTCATCGACGATCCCCCCATAAGTGACCGTGCTTGATGTTGCAATCGCAACCTCTGTTTTGCCGATCGAAGCAGATGATGGATTGGCTACCGTCACACGGTACGCACCGGCAGCCATCACACGTCGCACAAGCTCGGATGGGTTGATTCCCCTCCCGAGCTTCGACTTCTGCCACAAGATATAAGCATTGACCGCTTCGTTGACCGCAACTTGAATGGGTGCAGTATCCGAGCTATGGTCACGGTGAATGTAGTACGTGAGCGCAAGCGTGTAATTCACTATCGTCGGTGCAGCAACCGTCACCTTGTCTGTCAACGGTCGGACGGTCTTGGAACTACAAATAGCGTCAACGGCAGCCAGTATCTCCTGCCCTGGAATGTCGCCATTCTCCAGCAAAGGAACAATTCGAACCTCACAAGCTGCCGGCGAGGTAACCGATATATCAACGATCGATGGATTTGCTGTCATTGCCCAATATTTGTAGGCTCCCTCGGGTCCGGCCACGCTGAACGATTCCGGAGCCGATCGAATACGTTCACGGTAAGCATCATCCTCCTCTGTATCCGCCCCGCCAGCGCTGGTCGTCGTATTACTTACGCTCGCCACATAGCCAATCGGATCGACGATTACGTTGATCTGACCTGGTAAGTAATTGTTGCCGACCGTACCTGTCTCAGTGCATTGAACCGCTGCATCGCCAAACAGGCTGCCTGCGGAAATGTCGACAACGGCGATTGTTGCAAAATAAACTTTTGGATCGCTTGTTGTGCATACCCTAGTCCCTGCCGGAATGCGAACAGCGGCGAGCTGCGGTGCGGACAGTGTAAACCGCACCGTTGCTGTCGAAGCCTTCGCCGCTAATCGATCCGCTTCAATCATGGCCCCCATATGGTCCAAAACATCAGTGGGTGCATAACGAAGCAGGTTCGCCTTACCTGTTAAATCGATCAAAACACGTTGTTGGACAATGATAGCGGCCAAAGAATGCAAAAAGAGGCGAACAGGATCGGCAGGATAAAGCGTCCGATCTGTTAGCCCCTCGTATACCGAAACGATTTGATTTAGTATCTCTGACACGTCGCCACTCACAAAATCAATCTCTGGTAAATCTACGAGCGCCACCTAATCCACCTCCCCTAGATATACCGTAGGTACCAGTTTGCCATTTACAGCGTCCTCTTGAAACTCGACCCGCTCGACGCTAACACGAGGCTCGTAAAACGCAACAGCTTCAATGATTGCCGAAGTGAGCTGCACCTTCGCCAGCGGCAATGGTTCATCTAAAAACGAAGCGTCGATGCCAATCGAACGATTAAGAGGTACCGTGCCCTGCAGCGTGGTCAAAAGGATGCGTACATTCTGTACGATCTCTTCTGTCTTTGATGCAGGCGCGAAGGAAATTGGTGCTGATTCAATCGTTACCGTAATCATTTTTTCACCGCCGCTACATATTCTTCTAGGCTTACATTTGCCGTCGCTACGAGCAATTCACCATTTTTGCCGACGCTCAGCCAATTCTCTTCAAGCGAAGTGATCACCCATAAATTGACACCGAGCTTTTTCCCGCCGATCGTAAGTGCCATCGCCTTAGCCTTGCGTTCCAACTCAACGAGCTTGTCAAGTTCCTTACGTGGGTTAAGCCCATAATGAACATCGAACCGCATCGTAAAGGAGATTGAGTCCAGTCCTGGGCCGAGCCATTGCGTGAGCGGCTTTTGACCCTGCACATCATGCTTCGCCCATCGACCTGCATTCCTGCGGCTAAACTCATCAAAGGTCTGCATTGTCTTCTCGGTCACTGAAAAGACGGCTGATCCCAGCGCCCCGATCATATAGAGCCTCCATTAATGGTTCCAGTTGCACTAATGCGGCCATTAACCGTCAGATTACCGAGTATGGCGGTCTCCCCTTTATTCAAGAGAGGCGCTGCAGATGGGAAGTAGGAGCCGAGATAAAACCCCTGTAAATCCGATCCGTATATCAGGCAGACAGCCGGTTCCCCAACTGCAGGCAACGCGTACACACCTCCAAGCTTGACGATCGGAAGATCATGGCTTACCGCATCATCATAATTAGGAAATAGAACCTTCACCGTACCCTCCGACTCATTGACCGAGGATACCGTTCCCACTCTAATCTCCACTTGCTCACCACCCCAGCACTTTCCGAATTTCAATATCTGTGCGATACCCGCTGCCATCTACGGTGTGTACGGCACTATCGACGATGTATTTCCCGTTATACCTTCCCCAGCCCACGATATGAATTGTGACCCCTGCCGCCATCATCACGTTGCCTGGCATCGACAGACTTCCTCGCCCATACTCTTTGTTCTGCTCTCGAAGCCGGTTGCGAGCGATTCGCAGCCCTTCTGCTTCGGAACTGACGCTTTCCGTTATTTTTAAGATGGGGCCAGTCTTAGGAGCGCCAGGCGGTGTGTAGGTCACCTTATAGGTCTTGTTCTTCGCGTCAGTGTATGTAAGCTGACAAGCTCGATAAGCAGCAACAGAACTGCTCCAGTTGAACGAGAAGCTCGTCACATCCGACCGGTCAACATCGACGATCGGGGCCCGCTGTTCAAAGACAGACTCCTCGAAGATGACGAGCTTGCCGCCCGTGATCTTCAGTGCAGCCCCTTCCTTTTTGCATAAATCGAGAAGGAATGCCAGGTCCGTCTGACTACTTTGCGATAAACGATCGTAAAGTGGGTTATCAGAATGCTCATAGACAAGTTTCAACTTAGCTCGGGCGGCGATGTCCGCCGCAAGACTCTTGAGCCGAATCTTCTCCCATGTCTTGGTTCGCTTCTCACGCTTGATCGAAACACCGCCAGGCAGCGCAGTCGCTTTAATCCGTACGATGTCTGGCGGTCCTGAACATTCCACCGTATCCACATCGAACGAACCGCAGGGCATGGTCGCGAATGTCGCAGGACCCGTCCAATTCACAGTCCGGATACTAGCGATTATCCGGTCACCTTCGCTTGGGCTCCAACTGCCCTGCCAGAGCTGTCCGCGATCTTCCAACGTGATCTGCAAATCGTCCAGCGTGCCAGAAGCGTTATCACTATACGAGAATTGGATTAATGAATTCGCGATGACTTCACTAATATCAATGCCCTGATACATTAGCTGCAGCAGAACCCTTCTTGCAAGCTGATCCATTACGCCTCACCCCCTTGTTTCCATGGAGGAAGCGTGGATGAAACCGAAGCCTGCTGCTGATTATCAGGCAGCGTAAGGGAAACACCAGCACTAAAGATGGTTGTGTGGGCATGTGCAAGATTAGAGTTCATTAACAGCGGCATCATCGACTCGTTACCATACACCAAAAAGGCGATACCATCCCATGTATCGCCTTGCCTTGTTATATAGCTCATTGATTCATCGACACCCGCCTTTGCTGTTTAATCACATCCTGCAGTTGCCGCATAAAATTCGCCCGTTCCGTTTGTAACATTGCCTTCACTTCCGACAGCACACTTGGACTTGCATCGCCTTGGACGACAAGTTGAGGCGCCCAATTCACGTCGACTTTAATCCCATCCGAATCATTGCCCATTAAACGATTGGCCGCATCGAGCAACGATCTCGATCGCGGCCTCGAATCGAGCGGAATCGCAATTTCTGGTCCAGCCTCGCCGAATATAGATGGCCGATCGGATATACCGCCATCTGCGAACTTCGGTAATTGTGGCAGACTCGACGAGATTTTGGGCGGCGAATGCATAATGGGTAGTGGATCGAATAATGGCTTGGAGCCGGTCCCTGCAGGCTGTTCCATACCGGAAGTGCGGTAAAGAACATCAACATTGATCTTTTTCTCCACCGGCAACAAATCCATCTGATTGTTGAGCTCATTAATCGCACTCAGAGCATCAGAAAATCGGATTTTCTCTTCATAGGATAGCGTATTGAATTTCTCCGCCTGCTCCTCCAACTTGCCGCCAAGATTCAATTCAATTAGATTCTTCTGCGCCTCGTAAAGCTCCTGGTAACTAGAATGCGATACCTGCAGCTCAGAGGCTTTATCGATTTGCTTCTGAATCGCCGCCACACGTTGATTCGTCAAATCGTCAATCGCATCATCGAGCCCGATCAGTTGAAGATTGGCCTGGAATTGATAGCCGACCGTGGAGGATACTTCATTTACTTTCTGGCGAAGCGCCTCCAGTTGTTCTGTCCGTTTATCGGATGGCTCTTCCTCCATCAGACGTTGGAACTCTGCTGAATAGTTCTTCAGCGACGGAATCGCTGAATCAAGAGCGTTTCGCTGCGATTGAACTGCGGCAGCCTGCTGCTCAATCTTATGAATGACCTTCTCTAAATCCGGAAGATCCCGTTCTTTGTCCGCAACTTCCTTTTCCAGCTTCAGACGCGCCAGTTCCATCTCCGCATCAGCTTCTTGGCCAAGCAGCCCCAGCTTCTCCTTAATCTTTCCGTTCTCGATGTCATATTGGGAGATCGTATCCGGGTACAATTCTTGTAACTGCGAAGTGATATCGGCAAGCCGCTGCTTCTCTGTTGTTAAGTCGCGCGATTTGTCAGTATTGGTTTCAATCGTCTGGCTCAGTTGCTCATACTCAGCAATAAGACTATGGGTTTTAGTATTAGCATCAGCTAGGCTCTGGTAGGACTTGCTGGCCTCCTGCAAAGCCTCTCCCATATGAATGAGCTCTTGTCTCGCAGCCTCTTGATGATCTTTATAGGCAATTACGCCAAGTGTCAAAGCAGCGACACCTGTAACCGCTAATCCTACGGGATTGGTGAGCATCGGCAATACCGCCCCGAATCGACCAACCGCGGCTCCAGCGCCAGTTGCAGCACCTTCCACTGCACCTATGCCCTTCACAAGCTTGATGACGTTCTTCCCGATCAAAGCTGCAGGAACACCCAATGCAAGTCCCTTAACGAGATCGTCGTGCTTTGTCATCCACTCCGCGATGCTCTGAAGAGCCGGCATAAGATCCTCCGCGATCGGGATGACAAGTTCGGTCATGAGCTGACGCCCAACTGACTGAAACTTCTTGCCGATCGTGTCATACTTTACTGCCGCAACTTCTTCCATCGTTTTCTTCGTCATATCGAACTCGCCGCGCGTTGTACCCATCGCAGCGATGACATCAGCCTGCAAGTCCTCAAACTGCGTACCAAATAGTGCGACGCCCAATTGATTGCGTTTGAGCGGATCTTCGATCTGCGAAAGTTTCTGGATGACGTCTTGCATGACGTCCTTACCTTTAATTGACTTATCAGCCAATCCGTCCAGAATGGTCTGCCCGCTGCCTAAGATGGACATAAGCTGAAGATTGGCTTTATCGGCTGCTGACCCGCCCTTCTGCAAATCCTTCACCAGTTGGTCGGCAGTCGCTTTGCCTGACTTCTTCACCAGACTCATGTAATACGATGACTTCTTGCCGCTCTTCGCCAGCGCATCAGTCCATTGTGTAATGTCGTCTGGCGCGAACAACTCCGCAAGTGCATCACTTGTCGACGAACTGCCATCGCGTATTATCAAGTTAAATTCTTTAGCAGCGTCACCGACCTTGTCCAGGTTAAATGCGCCAGCCTTTATTCCGGAATTGAAAATATTGAACATTTCATCAGCGGAATAACCTAGTGCAGCGAATTGTGGTGCGTACTCATTGGCGCTATCCAGCAGTTCACCAGATTTATCGAGGCCCTTTTGCGCTCCTTGTGCAAGAAGGTTGAACGACTGTTCGCTGGTGATGCCGAAGTTTTTCATCATCGTATCGACTGTTTTAACCGATTCGTTCACATCGCCTTTGAATACATCACGGAAAACGATTGCATTCCGCGTCGTATTCTCTAACTCCTCGCCGGCTTGCTGTGTAACCTGCTTGGTCACCGATATCGCTTCGGATAAATCCTCAAACCCTTCACCCATCGGGAGGCTATACAACTCTTTGGCCATGACATCAATTTCTTTCATCTCCGAAACAGTAGCACCAGTTGATGCCTGGATCTGAGCCATCGCATTGTCGTAATCGCTAATCGTGCCGACGATATTCTTAAACGAATCTGTTACTCCTTGAACGATCTCAAAAGCACCTGTGTACTCCGCTACGCGGCGAAGCGTATCGCCAAAGCCTCCGGTACTTCCCTCCAGTTGCCTGACAGCCTGTTCGGCTCGCCTTGCTTCACGATCCATTCCGTTAAATGGGTTGGTTCGAGATAACTGGCGAATGATACGCTCCATATCCTCGAACTGGTTCTCTGCATCTCCCATGGAGCGTCGGAAGGAGGATTCAACCAACGCCCCGAGGCGAAACGCAATTTCGTACTCCCTACCTCTGGACACTTGTTTTACCTCCCCTTCCACGGATACGACTTATACGCTCCACCCAATCCCCAAGCTCATTAAGCGGCAAGTCCAGATAAAATGAGACGGGGCTGTGCGTTTGTATCGCTAGCGCTGTAGCGATATCCATCACAACCCCTATACCGCCTATAGCAGCAAAAAATTTTGTGCCCTCAGTGTGATTCGAGTAAAATCAGCAGCCGATAGCGCAAAGATGAGTTGAGGCGGTACACTAGCGGCACATGCTGCCACATAAGCCAGATACAGCTTTGACGTATCTTTCACCTGTGCGTAATAACCCGTCCGGTTCGCTTCGCTCATATATTGCCGCTCGCAGTTAATCAGGTCGGTACCTGTAAGCCGATCGAAATTGAGATCCAGCTTCGAATAGTCTTGTCCTTCAAAATGAGTGGGCTTGCGCAGTACGAAAGCGGGTGTTGCTCCTACAACTGCTTCATCTGTTTCTTGGTTCTTCAACTGATCCTCCATGGAAGACTCCTCCTTCTATAACCCCAGTTGGGTTTTGATATTCGCAAGATAATCCTTGCCATTCACTCTGAATACATAGTTGATCTTGTCGATCTCAAGCACTTCCTTGCCATCATGCAAAATCTTGAGGTAATTGACGCTAAACTCATTGGAGGAATCCATTGTTGCCCCCGCCTCCAGTTTGCCGATCGACAAGCTTTTTGGCATCGCGCGAACCGAAATCTTCTCCTGAACAGTATTGTACTCACCTTTCGTCGGGTCATAGACTTGCACAACCGCCCGAAAATCAAGTGCATGTGACTCAGGGGCAATCAGGCCGACCGCCTCCGGCGTGACCGTTCGCCAGTTAATCGTCAATGACATCGCGCTGGTATGTCCGATTGTCGGACTCTCCATCTCGCCGGCAATGCCGGCGCCTTTGATCGTTTCCGATAGGAATTCGATACTCGGCAGATCAACACTTGCAGTCCCGAGGTACGTCGTTCCGTTACGATAAACGGAATAGTCGACCGTTTTTTCACTGATTTTTTTCAATGGGATCTCCTCCTTAAGAAGCTAACGATGCGAGATAAGATGCATCGTATTCCAGCAAGAATTGAATTTCTTGCGCCGGCGATGGCGGTGTCAGATACACATGAAACGTCAGTTTGCCCGCCATCAGATCCGTTACCGGATTTTCCGACGCGTTGAATGCAACCCGACCACCAAGCAGCGCTCCCGTCCCAGTCAATCCATTGAGCCAGATATTAATCGAATCGGTTACCGTTTCGATCAGACGTTTGTTCATCGGGTCATCCACCTTTTGCATATAGGTCAGGATGATGCTGTTCGTGATCCAGTTGAACATACGGCGAATCGGCACAAAGCTGTCTTTCGGATCGGTGCTAGCTGGTGCTGCTCCTGTTTGATTCCCCCACAACCGCCAGCCGTTCGAACCAAAATTGACAGCTGTCACAATACCTTGGCTGTTCAGATAATTAACCTGATCGATGCCTAGATAAATGTCCTCACCGCTGCTTAGTGCCATTCCATCCGCTGGGATACTCTTGTTGGATGGTGAAACGTATGGAATCCCGTCGCTGTCGATATCCGTTTGACCAATTCGGCCAGCAACAAGCGTAGACAGGTGGAACACACGACTGCCATTGCTCATCATCGGATAGGTTGCGATTTGGTCCTTCGTCGTATAGCTGTTATCCGATTTCCATTGGCCAGCTTCCGTGTAAGGCTGGTCTGCAGCCAAATCAGTTAGTGCCATTGCTTTGAAATGGCCGTTAACGTTGCCTGCTTTTGCTACCATCACAGCCGCCACCGTTGGATGATCGGACCAACCAGGCGCTGCCACAAGCCCTGGGAGAACACCGAATCGTGGGAATACCTGATTAACAAGCTCAATCCCAGTAACTGAACCATCATTGTTGATCCCGCCAATAATATCGTCCTCATCCACCAATGTCGGATCGAGCTTGTCATAGGTGACAGTAACCGAAGAGGTATCGGCTGCTATCGCGCCGCTTGGCTTACTCGTAATGACGACATGTCCCTCTGCGTCAAATGCGGCAGTATAATCTGTATCGCGATCGAAGGTCGTGCTGCTGTCTGACGATTTCACGACGAGTGACTTCAAGATAATGCCCTTCACTTCAATCTTCGCCGATCGAGCTGACATTGGAATCGGTGTTGGCACTGCCGTTGTCTTATGAACTTCCGGATCCAGTACGTTTACAAAGATGACGGGCGATAAACCGAATAGTTGGAAATGGGA